GTGAGGACCAAGCGATTTCTCCATTTTGTCAAAGACTCTACCTGTTTTGTCGAGTGCTTTAATTTCAATTTCTATACTAGTGTTTGCCATTACGCTTGCTCCGTTTTTCTTTAATTTTTAAATACTCTGACCACCCTATGAACTCGGATGCTGACATTTCTAGTATCTCATCAACAGTCTTGTGAAGATGTTCTGCTAACTGAAACAAGAAATATGTATCAGCATCCTTTGTTAGTTTTTTTCTATGTCACTTGCGTCTGGTTCAGAGTTTAGAATATGAGATGCTACTGTCGTAATAACTTCAGGATCGACTGAATTCATCAAGTCGAACTTGTCTGCCATAGTAAACATTCTTGTCCCATCTTCATTCAAAGCACGTGAGATTAGCGTTTGTGCTAATGCTTCTGCAACTTTGTTTTCACGATGTAATGCAACGATTTCCTCTGTTTGTTTCAGAGTTGCGCTACCCTTGAAATACACTTTTGATTCCCATTCTGGAACGTCAATGCTTTCAAGTGTGTCTGTTAGTTTAGTTTTAAAATGCTTTTTAGCATTTGTTATTACACTCATTTTATACCTCTTATTATTATGTAATTACTAGTTGGCCAGTGCCTGTTAGATCAAGCGTCATAGTAACCAAGTCTGCAACTGCTACATCAACTGAAACTGATGTTACGATTGCGCTGCCTGTGTATGTGTTACCGCTTGTTCCGTCTGTTAGGACTACTGCGATTGATGAACCATCTACGTATCCTGTGATAACCTCATCGTCTGCAAAATACATATCAACTGAACCACTCCATGATTGTAATGAACCTTCGAATGTTTTCCATCCGTTTGTTCCCATAGATGTTGTTTCTAGTGTATCTGTTTCGATTGATGCTGACCATGACTGAACTACGCCTGATGCGGCTCCACCATCTAGTGAAACTGTGCCGTCTTTTCCTTTTAGAATTGCCATTGTGTTCTCCTGTTAGCTTTTATCTAAATCACCCTTTTGGTGAATGTATTCAATGCGAACAACAATTTGTATCGCACCTAGTGGATATAAAACACCCTCATCGGTGTTTATTTCCGTAACAAGTGTATCAATGGCATATCCTCCCCTTGATACATCTTCGTATAATTTCTCTTCTATTTCATCTAAGATTTTGTTTCTTGCTGTATCGATATACTTACCTTTAACAAATGCTGTTACGATATATTCAATATTACCTTGACGTTCATAACCCATAGCAATGTCTGTTTTAGTTTCAGACCCACTTTGAACTAGAACTGCTGGAAACTGAGCATCACTTATTTCATCTGGATCAAAAACATCACGGTCTACATAGCGAACAGACTTAATACTCTTAATCTTTTTTGCTATGTCTTTTGCGATATTTTCACGATAACTTGTTTTGCTCATTAGATATCTCTCTCAAATTGTTTTCTAAACGCTGTAGTTACATGTCTTAACTCATCATTTCTTAGACCTACAAATGGTCTAGTCTTTTGGTTCTGCATCGCTTTCTTTTTCTCTTCTTGTCTAAAGAACTTAACTTTGACACTGTTGCCACTTTTACGTTCTACACCAAGATTTGAAAGCATACGACCTGAAAAGTTTAAGTCTGGTTTGCTACCACGTCCTTGTTTTTGTCTATAGTCACGATACTCATTTGAATATCTTTTAAATGTCCCTGCAAGTCCTTTACCGCTTTGTGTTCTTTCAACGATAGTTTGGACTGTTTTCTCTCCACTCTTATTTAGAGCTTTTGGGATTGCACGATTCATACGTCTTCTAAAGCTACTGATGTATGCTCTAAAGTTTCTTGTATGAATTTTAATCTTCATTAGCGAACTAACCTTCTTGTATGAAATGGTTGTTTCTCTGATTGTGATACAGTATCATCATTGTTGAAATCATACTCTACACCATCACGTAAGACAGAGTTAAATTCTTCATCATACTTTTTACGATAGTGCTTCATCATTACTTGAAACTTATCTTCATCACCATCAGAATTCCACTTTGTTAGTTGTGGTAGAGCGTATTCTGAAAGAACACGATACACAGCACAACGTGTAAACTGCGATTCTGTAAGTCGATCTGCATCCATTTCCAAACTTGGTAGAGAACGTGAAATATCAAAGTTAGTCATATTTCTAGAACGAACCCACCATTCATCTCGTAATCTGCGTAAGATGTCTT